CCCTTGTTCGCCGCCGCCACGCCGGCATCGATGGTCGCCAGCACGGCGGTGTCGATCGTGATCTTCATCTGCTCGGAGGCGTCATCCGACCACATGCTGAGCATGTTGATGTCGGACTGGATCTCCATCACATCATCGAGTGCTTCGTTGAAGTAAAATGCATTGTCGATCGTAAGATCGACGATGTTCGAGCTGGGGCGCTCGATCAGCAGATCCTGGTTGACCGTGTAGGGACGGATCGTAATGGTCGGCTTGGTGCGGATGTGCACCGTGTCGCCCATGTTCTTGATCTCGCCCTCGTAGTCGGTATTCGCAATCGCCGACAGCACCGTGGCCGAGTAGAATTTCTCGATCAGCTTGCCCGACCAGATCTCCGGAATGAACGTACCATGATAAGCGGGAGATTGGTTACTACCCGCCCATGGCGTACCAACTGTGACTGCCATTAGGGGCTGCTCCTGTTACACGCATTGCCCCGAAACGAGATGTTTCGTGGCTCATATCTGACGGAAGCGTCCCTCAAGCGGAGCCCGCATGTAGTCGGCCTCGATGCGCGCGGCTTCCGCCTCGCGCCCGATCCACCGACCCTGCTGTTTCTGCCTGTTGAACGCCGCGATATCGGCCGCCGTCCAGATGCGTTGCTCGGGAGCGCCGGGCGCCGGGGCCGTGACCGACTGGCCACGTCCGGGGACTACCAGATCGGCGAGGGGCAGCCGGTCCGCAGGGATATTCCCCGTCTGGACCGGCCGTGTCCCTTGGCCGTTCGGGTTCACCACGGTCTGCTCGTTCTTGTACGCACGGAAGAACGCGATAGTACGCGGGGCATTGCCCGCGCCGTATGCCTCGTCGATCAGCTCCTTTCGTTTCCGACCGCTGAGCATATCCACCTGGTCGAGCCAGAGGATGAAGTTGGGATCATGATTGACCTGATCCCAATCCGGGACCGCCTGCGTGAGCATCGCATCGACGCTCTTCTGGGCGGTATAATTAGCGAGCTGCTGGTTGCCGCCCTCTACCGAGAGCAACCTGCGGTCGATCTCCTGCAGCAGGGGGGCGAACCGTGCTTCGGCCCAGCGTCCTACCCCGTCGATCAGGTCCGACCCGTAATTATCCACGTCCTCCTTGGGGATCTCGCGTATCGGCGGCGGCTGCGGCCGTTGATACGTGGGAGCGGGCCGCTCGAACGTAGTCTCGGGTGCGCGCGGCTCCGGCTGGCGCATATGCGTCTGCATGTTGGCGAGCATGTCCTGCATCGCCCGCAGCTGGCCCCGGAGTTCGGGCATCTCGGTGTTGTACTTGCCCTGGAGCGTGTTATAACGCTGTTCCCAGTCGTTCATAGGAGCCTGAACCGGCTGGGGGGCCGCCGCCGGTATCGGCTCCTCTACCGGCGGCGGCGTCAACTCGAACGGTGGTGGTGAAATCGGACGTTCGTTACGTTCGATTTCGTTTGCTGTTTTATCTTGACCGTTGCCGGGTGTTTCCGGCGCCGCCGGCACGTTGGCGATACCCGCCTCGCGCGCGAGTTCGTCGGCACGTGCGCTCGCCCGTCTTACCGCCTCGGGGATATGCGGCTGGTAGGCCGCGTTGGCGTCGACGCGATTAGTTACGAACGTGGTTTCACTGGGCATCGGTCAGTGCCTCAAGCTCGGAACGTGTGCCCTCGGGCACGCGTTTGCCGCGCGGCAACGGCGGCAGTTTCACCTGGCTCATATGCTGGCCGGCATAAGCCGCCTTCATCGCCTGCCAGACGTGATAAAACCCACGCGCATACGCGGTGGAGTCCAAGCGCAACGTCACGTCGGCGCTCATCGCCGACAGCATCATGTTCTGCGAGATCACACCGAATGCATCCATGAACCGTTCAAAGTGCGGGTTGCCCCGGAGTTCATGCAGCGCATTAGTACAATCGTTACCAAGGTTAACGCTCACGTAAAACTACTCCGTATCAGCGGTCTTCATGCTGTAGTCGGTGGCTCCCCCGGGCTGACCCGCCTTGCCCGGGCCAAGCCCACCCCTGATCCGGTGCATGCCGCCCATGCCGCCCCGGATTTGTTTCAACGGCGAGGTGAAACTGTGCCCCTTGGAGTATTGCCCCATCGAGCGGGAGAACGGATCACCCGACGTGACCGTGTTTTTGACGCCCGAGTGGGGCGAGCCCAGATGCTGGGCGACGGCGTTTTTACCCCCGCCCACCTGCACCGGACTCGCAGACGGGTTTCCCCCGCCGCCGCCGAATAATTCGCCGCCGATGCCCGGCATGGACCCAATCGCAGCCATGGGTTCAGACCCCGTTGATGCCGAACGTGGACGCCTTGCACTTTTCGGGGTTCCAGTCGGTCGAACGGATGCTCTTGCCCTTCGGATAGTGCCTGGAAGACCCGGTCGGACCTGAGTTTTCACCGCCGGAACCGCCGCCGGACGCCTTCTGCGCCTGGCCGGAGCCGCTGGAGACCATTTTGTTATCTTTGCCATAACTGTCAGCCATTGGGAGGTGCTCCTTGGTGCTGTTGGGAGAGGTTAAGAGGCGCGACCGTGCGTCCCGGCGACTTCGACGGGTTGGAAGGCGCCTGGTTGGCGGCGCCGCCGGTGCCCATGCCCGCTACGGAGGGTGCGCCGGCGGGCGTGGGAACGCCTTTGGGACCCGAAGCCTGCGGATTCGGGTGCGTACCCTCACCCTGAGAGCCGTGCGCAGGAGGTACCGGCACGCCTGCTGCCTGCGCGTGCGCCTGTACTGCCTGTGCGGCCGCCTGGAACTGCTTCTGGGCGTCCATCTGCGCCTGAATGGTTTGATCATCGGGGACGATATCGTCGGGCAGACCCAGGCTTTTCGCCAGCGGCCGCAGCAAGCGCGCCCTCCCCAGCTCGCCGATGATGGGCGCATCGATGGGGTTGGCGGTTATTTGCAGGAATTGTAGTTGTTTCTGGTGCTCTACTTCACGCTGCTGCGCCACTGAAGAACCTAGTACGCGTATATCTTCTTCGCCGGTCAATAATCCTGTCGTATCGGTAAGCATAATCAGATCGTAGAGCGCGTTTAACAGCGGTTCGAGCACGTCGGTGTCGATGTTCGCCGCTACGGTCTGTAAGACTTTAGCGGCGTTGGACATGAGCATGGAGAGTCCCGATGCCGTGCGCCCGGCACCCCCGGACAGGCTCTCTCCCGTAAGGTACCGGGGTATCGCGCTTTGTTCGTCGGCGCGCGAGTCCATGGCGCTGATAACGCCTAGTAACTCCTGCACGTTTGACTGCGGCTGGAAGAATGTTATCGGCTCCCGCTGGTTGCCCATCGGATCGCCTTGTACGTGCCAACGCTTCCAGGGATAAAGTTCGTCCCCCGATTCGGTGGGCGAAACCATCTCGTCGTTGATGACCACCTGGGGTCCCGAGGAAATACTGAGATTGTTGACCAGCGCGCGAAACGCCGCGTTGGCGATCTCCTGCGTATCTTCAAGAATATCCGGCAGCGCGTGCCCCGCGACCGTGCCGGGTACCTTCTCGAAGCTGGTCATGAAATAAGAGTGCCGCTGCCTGGGGCTGGGGTTGATGATGGTCTTGAACGTATGCCGGCCCACCACCCAGCTCTGGATCATGTAATCCCTGGACGGGTCCGGGACGAGCTTACGATCCACGCCCTCGTCTAATAATACCTCACCCTGTACATTGCCGTGGTACTCGATCCCCTCGATATACTGGGAACGGTTAAGGGCCGGGTCCTCCCGCCCCTCGTTTATGGCCTGCTCGGGGTCGGGCGAGTCCAGCCATTCACGCAAACCACGACCATAATCTTCGAGCGCCCCGCGCACCGCCTGTTCGCTGTAGCCGGGCACACCCAAGAGATCGTTGAGGTCGGCACGGGAGTATCGCTTGCGCTCGATGACCGCCGCGTCCTGCAGGTTGGATGCCCCCGGCGTCCAATAGATATCGAACGGGTTCACCCGCTCCCAGAACATGGTCGGGCGTAATTGCATCGAGGGCTGCCCCTGCACCCAGGTGAGCCGGGGGACCATGCGCACCACGGGACCCTTGAGCACGGCGTAGGGAAATAACGGGAGATCCTGCAGGAATTCCCCGAATGCCTGGTAAAACAGGCCCCCCTTGAGGATGTCATCGATCTTGTCGCTGGCGGAGTCGGCCTGCATCATGGCGTTGCGCCGGGCCGCCGCCTGGGCCGCGTGTAATAAACTCGTATAGCGCGTGTGCACCTGATCCTGGGTGATCGGCGCGCCCGCCATCTGCTGGGTCTGCACCTCGGTGCTTAATAATTGGACGATGTTTGCCTGCACTTCCGGGGGCACCGGGGGGTCGACGACGGGCTGGATGTCCCAGGGGCGCTCGGCCCCCAGGTAAACGTCCCGGAGCAACGCAGTAGCTCCTCGACACTTGCTGGCGACCTGGCGGGCATAGACCTCGGAACCCCCGAACGCCTGGATCTTGGAGAGTTTCTCGGCGTCGTACTTGCCCTCGAACATGCGCTGCGCACGTAACAGGCGGTTGTTCAGCGGGTTGTTGCCGGTATTGCGGTGGTTGCGAAAAATATACCATTGCTGGCGCAGCCAGGACCCCAGGTCGGGCGGGGCGTTCGAGCGGGGTTGCTCGCTCGCTTTGCGATCTCGCAAATCCTGGTTGTATTTATCGACCTGGGCGGGAGATACCACACGCAGGAAACCCTGGGTATCCCCGGCCGAACGAGCCTGGGCGCCGGGGGTGGAAACGCTCAGACCGGCTTGGGCGATAGGAATTTCGAGGACCTCCCGCAAATATGGGACTGGCTTAAACCACTCCTAGCGTATAAACAACCGTTCTGGCAACCAGATATTGGTAGGCAAATGAGCGCCGTAGCTGAAAACGTGTTTCCGGCCGAAGGAGATAACGAGCAGCTGATAAACCAGGTGCTGGACAATACCCCCGTACTCGCGAGCGGACCGGAAACCGGGCCGGGGATGGGGACAGGAGAAGAAACTCCTGCGCTCATGGAAGCGCCGCCCCAGGTCTTATGGGCGTTCTGCGTGGATTGCGCGCAAAACATCCAGAAATTCGAGCAGATCGCCCTCAGATATGGTTTCTCGGGGGTAGCCCAATTACATACGTTCCTGGTCGAGCACACCCCGATCCGCAAGCGGATAAAAGAGCTGCGGGCGGTGTGGGAGAGCGACGATAATGTAGAAACCCGGGTGCGCAAGCTGGCGCAGCACGCCCTCCTGGAAGCCCTGCCGAGCACGGCATCCATCATGATGAACTCTCGCCTGCCCGACACGGTGCGCATGGACGCATTCTCCAGGCACGCGAAAGTGGCGGGCGTGGACGGGAATCCCTATGCGGGCGGCCGGGGCAGCAACAACGCCCCCGGCGTCGGCCGGTTCAGCGTGAGCATCAACTTCGCCAATGCCGGCAGGGTAGAGAACATAACTACGGTCGAGGGGAAGATAGAGGGGCCTGAGCCTGAAGAAGACGAAGAGGGGGAGGAAGAATAATGGTCGTCGTCCTGCTGGTCATCCTCGTCATACTCCTGCTGGGCGGCGGGTTCAGCACCGGCGTCTACCAAGGGCCTTATGCGTATCATTATGGCGGCGGTATTGGATTGATACTGATCGTCATACTGATATTACTACTGCTTGGGAGGTTGTAATGGGTTTGGGCGAGATCTTCTGGATCTTAATGATCATATGGCTGGTGTTCGGCATCATGGGGGCTGTGCAATGGCCGGCGGTAAACCCATACTGGCCGCATGCAAACGCGTTATTTTTATTTATCTTATTGTTGCTATTGGGTTGGGCTACGTTCGGTTTTGCCGTTCATAGGTGAATACGCTAACGGCAATCTGGCTGATCGCGCTCGCTTTATGGATTGTCTGGCTACGAAGCTGAAATGAAGGCATTTCAGCGAAGTGAACGTGAAATGATCAAAGCCACCAAGGCCGAAGCCGAATACACCGGTAAGGGCACCGAGCGTGAGCATTGCGGCATATGCACGTATTATAACCCGCAAGGCACCTGCAGGCGCATCGAGGGGAGAGTATCCCCGGACGGGTGGTGTGAATTCTTCCACCATAGTACTACTGCTAAGAAGCACGATAAACCTAGCACAGAGCGTCGTACTGGAAGAAATAAATGAAAACACGTGACGAGGTAATAGACCAGCTGCGGACGATATGTCGCGATATGGGGGCCGTGCTGGACGAAGTAGAGAATCTGCTGCTGGAACTCGAAGCTGACCGAGCCGAAGAAATAAACGGAGAATCCGAAACTAAGCCATGACCGATAGATCCAGCCTGGACCTGGCTTTTGCGGTCCCGCACGGCACTGAGGGGGCGGACAGGCTGGAGTACACGCCTCCGGCAACGGTCGAGCGGTTCATGCTCGACGATCACCTGGTAAGGATCATCGTCGGCCCGGTCGGAAGCGGGAAGTCAATGGGGTGTATTATGGAGATGCTGCGGCGGGCGCGGCAGCAGACCCCGGACAAGTCGGGTAAGCGATGGACGAGATTTGCACTCATACGTAACACCATGAGCCAGCTGCGATTGACCGTGCTCATGGACGTGCAGCAGTATTTAAATCCGATGATAAGGTATTTTGTTACCGACACTACCATCCAGATCCGGGCTGATCTGGACGACGGCACGACCGTGCACTCGGACTGGGTGATGATACCGCTGGATACCAAGGAAGACGTAAGAAGATTATTGTCGATGCAACTGACGGGCGCGTGGGTCAACGAGCTGCGGGAGGTGCCCTTTGATGTCGTCTCGGCGCTGTTGGAAAGGCTGGGGCGGTTTCCTTCGAAGGTGGCGGGCGGTCCCACCTGGTTCGGGCTGATCGCGGATTCCAACCCGTGGGACGTGGACAGTCCTTACCACGAGGCCCTGGTATTAAATCCTAATTCACGCTGGAAGCTGTTTCATCAGCCCAGCGGTATAAGTCCCGATGCCGAGAACCTGGAGAATCTGCCGCCCGGGTATTATGAAAACGCGATGTCGGGCTCGACCGAAGAGCGCATCGCCACGCAGATACGCTCCGAGTGGGGCACGTCCAACGCCGGGCAGGCGGTTTTCAGAAGAAGTTTCGACGTGAACACGCATGTTCGCGACATGGAGATCGTGGTCAACCCGCTAAGGCCGATCATGATCGCCATGGATTTCGGCAGGACACCCTGCGCGCTCATAGGCCAGGTGGATGTTTATGGGAGGTATTTGATTTTCGAGGAGATCGTCACCGAGGATATCGGATTACATCAGATGTGCAGCGAAAGACTGAGACCGAGGCTGATGGGCGAGCCCTACACGGGTAAGCGCGCCTATATCGTCGCGGACCCGGCGGGCAACCAGAAATCCCAGCACGGCGAGGAGACCGCGTTCGATGTTCTCAAGTCGCACGGGTTTCTTGCTTACCCTGGTGTTACTAACGATGTTCATCCTCGTCTTCTTGCTGTAGAAAAATTACTACGGCAGCAGATCATGGGCCAGCCGGCGCTGCAGATATCGAGGGTGGGCTGCCCGGTATTGATCCGGGCGCTGGCCAGTCAGTACCATTACAAGCGTAGAAGAGACGGGCACCTGGATGATAAACCGGAGAAAAACAACCATCCCTACTCGGACGTTGCGGATGCGCTGCAATACGGGTGCCTGTCAGTGACAGCTGACATAACAGGTAAAGCACTTAGGGCGGTGATGCCGCGCGTGGTGCAGCGCACCCGGGTGAGTGCGGGTGGCTGGACGTGACGCAAGAGACGCCTCACCCCAACGGCAACCACCAGAATATTATTCTCAAGCTCGGCTCGCAAGTGGTGCACGCGCTGCCGCCGCAGTTTCTCGGGCTCATTCTCGTCAACATGATTTTTATCGGCGTGCTGTTCTGGTACATCGACGCCCGGGCGCAGCACTCGGTTGCCGTGATCAACCAGCTATTGGCCAGGTGCCTGCAAGCCGGCTAGGCAATCCTTGCACTGCGTTTGGTCGCCCGCGCGCGAGGAGCTGAACCAAAAACTACAATTTTCACAACGAATCTTGCGATGGCCCGGCAGTGGTTTCCAGGGCTGTTCGTTCTCTTTTCGTGCTCTGACCAGGGCCGGAGGGTCACCCCTCCCCCGTAGGGGGAGGGGTGATTTAGCGGTCAAGTATGTTTAGCCGTGTCGGGCTTGGCGGCAGCGTGGGCCTGTGCGGGTGCCGGGGCGTGGCCGGGTACGGCCGGCGGCGCGTTCGGGGACATCGAGCGCAGCTCGGTAATCACGGCGGAGACGGCGGCGAGGTCGTCGGGGCCGAGCGAGTGCGCGAGGCGGGCGCGCATGGCTTCGAGGCGGTCGGCCATGGCGCCGAGTGCGGCTTCGTGCAGGCCTACGGCGGCGGGAGGCGCATGCGTGGTGGTGTTTGCCATAGGATCAACCTTTCGGAGTTGGGACAGGATAGGCCTTGACGGTCCACTCGGTCACGCCGGGGCGGTGGATGGCCACGATCACCTGGTCTTCGAGGTGGGGCGGGAGCGGTGGGGGCGGTTGTGCCGGCCAGGTATCGGGAGGGACCGGGACGCCGTTGTCCGGCCGTCCAGGAGCCCACGGGAGGCCCTGGTCGGGGTGACCGCCGATGGGGTGGCCGTAACCGGGGTCAGCGGCCCCAGGGGCCTCCGGAAGGCCGGCATCGGCGTGGCCGCCGCCGAGCGGGGTGATCATGGCCAGGACGGTAGATCCGCCGCCCGATTTGGGTTGGGCGGCCGATAGGATCGTGACGGTTGCGAGAAACGGTGCGGACATTCTTAAACTCCTTCAGGATTTGCGATAGCGAACGAAGCCGAGAGAGATCAGGCCCATGCCCAGGATGAGCAGCGAGGCGGGTTCGGGGACGGAATGCGCGTCCGCATCGCCGGTGAAAAACCCGTTGA